ACAATTGATATTCTAAAGGAAGCCCTGTTTAAGTTTCAGTTGGAAAGGGATACATTTACATCAACTGCCGAACCACTAACATTCTTGGTGGCGGCGGCAACAGATTCCGAAGATATATTTGCATCAATGGATTGGGAAGAGATCACAAGATAATGATTAAGTTTAGGACATATCAAGACACCTATGAGGAACTCTACGAGAGAACGTTATTGATTACTACTGATGACGCTGCTCTCAACGGTGTCTTAGCTGACCTCAAGAAGAAGATGTACAATGATATTAGACACAATAAATTAAACTTTATCAATCAGATTGCTAAACATGTTAAACAGAGACTAAACAAAGATAAGCAAGCAAAAGGTAAAGTTGCGGTAGAAAACATATGAAAACATTTAAAGAAATCAACGAAAGAATTAAAGTCGCTAAAAAAACTAAATTCACTGGTAAAACTTTTAATCAGAGAAAAGAAGTGACTAACGTGAAAAAAATAATCACGACTGTTAATAAACTTGCAAACGATATGAATGGTTGGCAATATACTGGTTCAGTCTTAGGGCCTCATAAAATATATGATGCACTAACGAAAGTAGAAAACGAGTGTTACGACCATATCATTGATATCGAAGACGGTAAGTATGACGGTGAAATAGAAGTAGAATAATGAAATCATTTAACCAACATTGCGATTGCGGAACAGAATCTTCACTAGTAGAGAATAATGTATATCGTGTCGGTTCAGAAATGTATTTTGCATACTGGAGAGACCTAAGAGAACAATACTACAAAGGTGAGATTGATATTGACCCAAGTGAGGTTGATATAATGGAATCTGACCTTGGTGAGTTTGCAACTTTCCGTGGAGAAAATGTTGCATTGGATTGTATCTTTGAAGAAGAAGAGAAGAAACCTCTGGGTAAACCAATGCGTGGTGGGCCGAAGAAATACTATGTGTATGTCAAAGACCCATCTACAGGAAACATTAAAAAGGTATCGTGGGGTGATACAACTGGACTTAAAGTTAAGTTGAACGACCCTGCTGCTCGTAAGTCATTCGCTGCTCGTCATAAGTGCGACCAACAGAATGATAAAACAAAGGCGGCATACTGGGCGTGTAGATTGCCTCGTTATGCAAAACAATTAGGACTATCTGGTGGAGGGTCATTTTTTTGGTAAAACCTTATACTGAACTTAAACTTCGTAATGGTAAAATAAGGGTTTTTAGAGAGGACGTAAAAGAAGAAGATTTAATCTGGCATAGAGACCTCAAAGATAGAACTCTTGTAGTACTAGAAGGATACGGTTGGCAGTTACAGATAGATAACGAAATACCTATGGACTTATTGGAAGGACATAGTTATAATATTGTAAAGAATGAATATCACCGAATAATAAAAGGTGAAGGTGAATTGGTTATTAGAATATATGAAGATAATTAATGTATTATATCGTGGTGGAGCAGGTGGTGAATTCTTTGGTGGACTTTTAGTAAAGCACCCAGAGATTGCAACCAAAGAACTCAAACACGACCCAGAAAAGGAACGATGGTATTTAGAAAGAGATGATTTAATCTCAAGTCATTTTGAAATGAATGCTAAGACTCCAAACTGGGATAAGAACTTATGGAATCTAAGGTTAGACCACGGATATGGTTTTCCTAGACAACCAGAGTTCTGGATTGATTATCTTTGGAATGATTGGAAAGAAACTAGGACGGTTATATTTAAATCAAGGACTGAAGCAAGTCTTGAATATACCCAGAAACTAGCACAATTAAAGTTAGGACTTAAACCTGACGATGAAGATTCTAATATTATGAAAGGATTAATAGAGAGTAATCTCTTTAATGTTGAACAGTTTTGGGATAGACCGTGGGAATCAGACGCATATTATTTTAATATGTTTATGGAAATGATACCTGAAGACCACGATTGTTTTATTGTAGACCCTTGTGAGTTGTTACATAGTAACAGAGTTATATCAAGGGATACTTTAGAGGAGGTCATTGATTACATAGGTATAGATAATAGTCTATGTGATGAATGGGAAGAAACAATAGAAAGTTATAGAGTTAAGAATAAAACTCTTATAAATAACACTATAATCTAATTAAATGGGAAACCTGAGATGGCAAGAGAAACTCAAGCGGATAGATTAAACCGCATTGAAGAGAAAATAGATAAACTATCGGAAGCAATGATTGCTCTTGCTCGTGCAGAAGAGAAACTTGTTGCGATTGAGAAAAATAATCATAACAACTTTGACCGTATGAATAGATTTTCACAAAAATTAGACGATATTGAAAAGAAGGTTGATGACAATGCAAGAACTGTCTCAATCATAAATAAAGTAGTTTACGTAATTTCTGTTGCCATAATAGGTGCAATTGTAAATTACTTCTGGATGTAACGGAGAACATTAATGAAAACATCTGATATAAAAAGACTAGGTGAAGCTTGGTTAAAGGTTACATCTGGTGAATCCCTTGAAGAGGCCAAGAAACTTGACCCTGTTAACGACAAGGAAAACGACAAAAAATTCAAAGACCGTAAGGACAAAGACATTGACAATGATGGCGATGTAGATAGTTCTGACGAGTATCTCCACAAGAGACGCAAAGCAACTGACGATGCGATTGACGGTGGTAAGAAACCAGCTAAGAACGAAAAGTTAAAGAAAGAAAACGAAGACGAAGAAGAGTCTGACGAACCTAAGAAAAAGAAACCTTTCCCACCTAAGAAGGATGGTGAAGAAAAGGATTCTGAAGAAGGTGAAGAGTCTGAAGAAGAAGACGAAGAAGAAAAAGAAGAAATGCCTAAAGTTGCTGGTAAGAAAGATGACAAAAAGAAAGTCACATCTACAGCTAAGACTCCAGAAATTTCTAAGATTGGTGAAGAATTAGATTTAGTTGACGCAATCAAAGACCTACATCAAATGTGGGAATCTGCTGCTAAACAACAGAAGTCTAATGCAACTAAACCTGAAGAGATTGATTCTAAAGATTCTCCAAAAGCAAAAGAATTTACTTCTGCACATAAGAAGTCTGAAAAGAAATATGAAGACGAAGAAGAGAAAGGACATGATGTAACTTTCAAGGCACAAGGTGGAACTAAACCTAAGTCTGGTAAACGTCCTCAAGACAATCCAAAAGGTGATACTAATATCGTTAAGTCAACTGAAGCACCTGCTAAAAACATTAAAGAAGGTGCAGTAGTAGTTGACGCAAATGCTCAAGAAGGTTCTGTATCTTTAGTTGATATGGCAAGAGAACAACTTGCAGGTAATATCAAACACGATAAAGAAAAAGAAAAGAATCCTTTTGACGCAAGAACTAAGAAAGCAAAAGAATTTCTTGAAAGAATGTCAAGAAGAAGGTAAGAATTATGGCACTTAGACTATTAGGAGCACAATCCGCATTAGGAGTTGGAACTGGAAACGGTTCTAACTTCGCCAATGCATCCGCAGTACGTGTAGTAAACCCTAGTGCATCAAACTATGTTGTTTCAGTAGAAACTTCTGGTAATGTTCTGATTGGTTCGTTTACACTTTGTGCTGGCGAATCTGAGATTATCTACAAAAGTACTACAGACGAAATATTTGCTGCTAATGCCGCTGTCTTAGGTGCTTCTGTAGGATTCAGTCACTAAGGAGATATTATGACTATAAAAGCCCCCAACTGGTGTGAAAACGCAGTCCCAACATTAAATGGATGGGAAGACCCTGATACTGGAGAACTATACGTCTCTGGTGGATTCACCCAAGAACAGATTGATGAATTTCACGGTGTTAAACCTAAGAAAATTCTAAAAGAAGTTCCAAAACCTAAAAATAACTTTAAGAAGACTGCTCAAGTTTTAACTGAAGCGCCTATTGGTAACAAGTCTCTAGAAGAGATGACCAAAGTAGAGTTAGAAGCATTAGGTCGCCAACACGGTATTGAACTAGACCGTAGAAAGCATAAACAAACATTGATTGAAGAAGTTAGTCAAGTCATTGACAATTAATTAAAGGGGACACATCGTCCCCTTATACATAACTATATGATGAAACTGACAAAAGACAATATTGTTTTATATGCTGCCCAGAACTATCACAATCCTAAATGTATTGATAGTGACGAGTTCTTTGAAGACTTAAAAAGATTTAAATATATCAAACGATTACTCAATCGTTATAGAGACAATGACGTATTGTCAGAACGTCTCATTCTCAATCACCTTATAGTTATATTCAATGTATTTGGTTATGAGGCAGGATTAAATATCCTAGAACTCAAGATTGAACTAGAACATTGGGGTGTACTCAAACCCTTTCTAATTTTTCTCAAAGCAATAAAGAACACTGAATATACCAATATTGACATGGATAAAACAGTAGTAGAAGCTTTGAGAGAAATATGATAACCCCTGACGAATCACGTTGTGGAGACTGCACCGTATGTTGTGAGATTATGGGATATACTGGTGATTGGAAGTTTGCAGACCGATACAACGAAGCAGAAAAGTATGGTGTAGATTATGGTGCGTGGAATACCTGTAATAAACTCTGCGATACTGGGTGTTCTATTCACGAAGACAAACCACGCATATGTCAAGAGTTTTGGTGTTCTTATATTGAACACGACTTAGAAGACCACTATAGACCAAAAGACTTTGGATTTGTTGCTCATAAAGATAAAGGTCAACTTGGTATTCTATCAATGGACAAGACATTACCACCAGAGATTCAATATCATAACAACAAACAAAAACTAGACACATTGGTTGAAGAGATATTAGTGAGTGAAGGTAAAGAAATGTCTGTATGGTTATATACTAAACAAGGTGAATTAAAAATACGATGAAGTTCTTTATCTGCGATGACGGTAATAAGTTTACCAAAAAGACTCTTTGTGATACCTATGGTAAATGGGTATTTTTTCACGATGACAAAGTGTCTGTCTATAAAGGAAAAGACTTCATTGTCCTTTACTCTGGATATTTGATTGAGGGTGATATAGAAGAAGTCGCTTCAGACTTTAGTTTTCACGAAGCAAACGGAAACTTCTTTGCAGTCAAACTGACCAAGACCGATTATGAAATATCAATAGATTATTTTCAAAATCATAAAATATTTACTGCGGACAAATATGGAATTGAGATTACTAATTATTTACCATATATGACAATCAAAGAAGAAGATATTGTCCGAAAAGAAATCCAATATGATTACAATCAACGTGAGTTAACACCGAGAGAAGGTTTAACTTTTTTTGGTCATATTCAATCGTTTCTTCCTGTATATAATTATCTGCAAGATTGTAAAGATGCATTCCGACAAGAGGTTTGGAATCCAGACGAACTTACTGATTATATTCACGAGTGTATGACTCAACACTCACAATTAATAAAAGATAATTATAAGAATCGTTTTATATCTTTGAGTGAAGGAATAGATTCTGCGGTTCAGTCTCAATATTTTAAAGACGACCCACAATATGTTTATACCGTATCTCCGTGTGATGCAGGTAAAGAAGGACTTGAGTATAAACAAATTGCAGCCAAAAACTTTCCAAACTCAATTCTCTGGACATATGAGTGTAAAAAGAATATAGAATATACCCATAGATTTTTAAGAGATTCGTCTACTCGTTGGTGTGCTATTCTACCGACTATGATACAGATAGAGGAAGCAAATCCTGATATTGTTCTCTATGGTGTTAATGGTGATGAAATGTTTTTCCGTGATTTGTTTCCACACCTACATTTATTACATTTAAAATATTATAGTAAGAGTAAAGGTTATATTGAGAACAAGATTATGGAAGATATGGAGAATAAAAGAAATCATTACGGTGCTTGTTATTCTCTTGGAATGAGAGGAAAAAACATAAAGCATACTGACCAACAGAGCTTTGATTTCTTCAAATATAGTACTACAGACTCTTCATTAAATTATTATATTAACAATTGGTTGACTTCTGAGAAAGACTATGGTAAAATAGAATTTGATATGTTGCACCTTATAACACCGAAGTTATATACACGGTCAATTAGTTGTAATAATGATGTACTTACTGCATCACTATATAATGATAGAAGAATTTACCACGAAGTGTTTAAAATTAATAATAAGTGGTTAGAAGAGAATGCAATGGATTCTCCTATTCAGAGAAATATATTGAAAAAGTTTGATTATGAGTTTGTAACACCACATAAAGATGTGTTATCTGCTAACTATTCAGACATATATGAAAACATTTTTAATGCAACTGTACCTCACTGTATGGAACAAAACATATAAATAAGACTATGGGAATATTAAAATCAGCAGCAGACTTAGTTTATACGATTCGTTTCTTGAAACTATTGGTTACTCCGTTTGAGAAGACCGAAGCATTCAAGGCAGGTATTATAGACAAAGACGGTAAAAAGAATAAGGACTTCAATACGAATAGTACTGATGACCGTGAAGCATACCGTTCTCACTATACACCATTCCATCGTCTTGTATATAATCTAAAACGTCTAATGGCAAAAGTGCCTGGCGGTCAATCAGTTGTTGCACGTTATGGAGCAGCACTCGCTCTTATCAAAGAACACGGTGAATTAAGTGATAAGAGATTAATGGAAATCCACGAAGAGACTGGGATTGACATTCTTGACGTTCTTGCTGAAGAGTCCCAATGGTTTATCCTAGATGACAAACAAATGTCGCCTGGGGTCTATCGTATTAAATATGATACTATAACAACACAATGCGAAGACATTGTAAAGAAAGACGACAAAATTAGAATAATAGAATCTGAATCCTATCCTATTGCAGAAATACTTGGATTAGATATCTATAAAGGAATACACATGAACTCTAATCAGACAGTGTATTTCTCTACAGGGGAGATAACTCGATGAAAGGTTTTAAAAACTGGTTTGAAGAAGAAATGACTGCTACAGGTGCAGTCGCAGGTGCAGGTGACGATAGTAGTACTGTTCCTGTCTATCTTGATAAGAAAAAGAAAAAGAAACCTGAAATAGTTAAACGATTTGAGAAACTTGAAATGACAATCGCAGATAGACAAAGAGAAAAAACTAAGTCTCAACAGAAAGCACATCAAAAAAGAATGATGAAGTCTGCAAGAGATTCTATTAAAAAATATGAGAAGAGTAGGAGTAAATAATGTTAAGTGGATTACTTGGTAGTGTATTAGGATTTAGTGGGTCTGTTGTCCCTGCAATCACTGAACACTTTAAAACAAAATCAGACAACAAATTTGAATTACAGAAAATGGAAAAAATGGCAGAACTTCGTGCTGCTGGTTTTGACCACGAAATGAAAATGTTTGAAACCCAAGCAAGGGACAACGAACACGAAAGATTGATACAACACGATATCTCTATTAACCAAGGAACAGGTTTTATTGCAGGACTACAAAAGTCTGTCCGACCAGTCATTACCTATTGTTTCTTCGGTCTCTTTGCGGTTATTGAAATCACTCTACTAATGGAAGCATTAGAGAAGGGTTCAGATTTCAGTGAAGCAATCAATATCCTCTGGGATGACGATACGAAGGCAATCTTTGCCGCTATTATATCATTCTGGTTTGGGTCTCGTGCAATAGATAAGTCTCGTAGAAAATAAAACTTGACTTTTTACCCTGACTAGGGTATACTACACAAACTGAAAAACTCAAGTGTGATATATACTATTACGCTCTGAAAAACTATACTCTATGGAAAAATAAATGCCCGTAAAAATTGATAAGAAGAAGGACAAACTGCTAGCAGAATACGCAGTTGGAATGTTAAAAGAATTCTACCTAAATGATTATGAAAAAAGTCCCCAAGAGGGATTCGCAAGGGCATCAACCGCATGGAGTAATGGAGACGAAGAACTCGCACAACGTCTATACGACTATGTGTCTAATAAGTGGTTTATGTTTGCGTCTCCTGTATTATCCAATGCACCCAACGGTCACGACATAAAAAGTAAAGGAATGCCTATCTCGTGTTTCCTTACCTATGTTCCTGACACTCTAGAAGGACTTATAGGTCACTCATCTGAACTACGGTGGTTATCCGTTTATGGTGGTGGTGTCGGTGGACACTGGTCTGACGTAAGAACTGTATCAGACATTGCACCTGGCCCGATTCCTTTTCTACATACTGTTGACGCAGATATGATTGCATATCGTCAAGGTAAAACAAGAAAAGGTTCTTATGCTGCTTATATGGATATCTCTCATCCAGATATTGTAGAGTTTATGAATATGCGTATCCCTACAGGTGACGTACAACGTAAAGCATTAAACCTACATAACGCAATCAATATTACTGACGAGTTTATGGAAGCAGTAATCAATAATACAGACTTTGATTTGCGTGACCCAAAGAACAACGAAGTAAAAGAAACTGTTAATGCACGTAAACTCTGGGAACGTCTTCTAGAGATTCGTTTCCGTACAGGTGAACCTTATCTAAACTTTATTGATACAGCAAACAACGCTTTACCTCAACCACTAAAAGACAAAGGATTAAAGATTCACGGTAGTAATCTATGTAATGAGATTCACCTACCAACCTCTGACGATAGAACTGCGGTATGTTGTTTATCGTCACTTAATCTAGAATACTATGACGAGTGGAAGGACACTACTATTGTTCGTGACATCATTCGTATGCTTGATAATGTGCTTCAATACTTTATTGAGAATGCACCTGATACTATTACTAGAGCAAAGTATTCCGCAGAAAGAGAAAGAAGTTTAGGTCTTGGTGCAATGGGATTCCATTCTCTATTACAGAAACACGGAGTTGCGTGGGAGAGTGAAGCTGCAAGGGATATCAACAGAACTGTATTCCAACATATCAATGAAGAAGCACATAAAGAAACTGAATTACTTGCAGAGGAACGAGGAGAGTATCCTGACGGTATTGGTTCTGGTAAAAGAAACTCACACCTTCTTGCGATTGCTCCTAATGCCTCGTCTGGTGTAATTCTATCAACCAGTCCTTCTATTGAACCATTGAAAGCGAATGCATATACGCATAGAACACGTGCAGGAAGTTTCTTGGTAAAAAATAGATATTTAAC